TTCAACCATGCCAGAAGATAGTGGGTTGTCTTCAGGATATAATAATCCCTTTGAAGGTAATTCTACGTTTTCCGTAGGTAATTTAAATTCTTCCATATAAATTTTATTTGTTATAACTTAATATTCGCGTATACATATATAATATAAAAAAAAGCTTGACCGAAGCCAAGCTATTTTTCAAAAATATGTAATTTCTTTTTAGAAATTTAACACGCAGTAATCCATTCCAATTGTTAAATCGATGTTTTGAGCTTCTCCATCAGTATCCCAATTCATATCAGCAAACGATCCGTCTTTGATAAATGCTCCTTTTATGATCCATTCAGAAACAACATCACCTACAGGACCTAACACATCAATTGTTAAATCTTATTGATAGAAATCAGAATAACCATCTCTACCAGTTACTGAGTCATGGTGTAATCTAACCCACTCCATTACAGCTTGTGCTCCTGAAGGTGTAATTGGGTCAAATAATTGCATCGTAATGTCATTCCATCTTAACTTACCTTTAACTTTTCTATAAGTGTTGATATGATTTAATGTAATCTCATCTTGTGCGAACCCTAATCCACTAATACCTTTAATAATGTATGATGGAAAACCATCTACGTACATGATAAATCTATTAGCTACCTTTGGCTCAAATGCTGTGAAAAATATTTCGTTTGGATCTAATACTGCCATTTTATGTTTTTTTTAATTTTTTTATTCAATTATAAATATTATACTTTTTAATTTTTACGCTGGAAATTCTGCTCCAGTTGGTAAAATGTTGAAATCTAAGTAAATGAATTCAGCCGTTTTAGTAGGTTGTATGTATATAGCACCTCTTAATTCGTTTCTATCAATTACGTCAGGTCCATTGTTTGATTCATTCATAACAACTTTAAACGCGTATAAACCTTGTCTTTGTTGTACTGACTCTAAGTATGGGTTAACTTGGCTTAAGAATGTATTTCTTGTAGCTGCTGTATTTTGTTCAAATACTAAATTATCAGATAGTTGTGAAATGTAATTTTTAAGTGCTATTAACAATCTTCTAACATTTACTCTATCTAAAGCTGATGCTTGATTTTGTAATGTTTTCTGACCAAATACTACTACTCCTCTTCCTGGGAATGTTGCAATAGGATTTACTTTATTAATGTATAACTCATCTCTATTAGCTTGAGTTAATTTTCTTTCAGCTTGAACTACTTGTCCTAATCCACCTCTGTTAATACCTGCTGGGGCAAACCAAGCTTCTGCTGTTCTATCATTATTAGCATAAACTCCTGGAATTAATGTTCCTGCTGGTACCCAAACTCTTTGTCCTGAATCTGGATCCGTTACCATACACCATGGCCAATATGCCGCTGCGTATGAAGTATCTTTATCATTTGCTGTTCCTGTAGCTGCTGTTATTGATGAAGCATATAATTCAAGATCTAATATTACAATGTTATCACCTCTATTTTCTGTGTTAGAAATTAAAGTATTTAATACTGATTTATAATCTCCTTCTGAGTATACTAAACCAGGTGCTGATATAATGTTATATCTAAAATCATCTTTATTTGCTAATATATTAAAGGCTGTTGTGTAATTATCTCCAACTAATCCTTGTGTATCATTACCATCAATTTCATCATAATATTTTCCAGTTCCTGTTAAAATACTACCTACTGCATCCCCAAATGTTCCTGAAGCTGCTACTGGTATTGAAGCTATATATTCTGTTTTTGCTACTCCGCTATTATCTAAATAATCTGGAGTTTTGAAATTAACTTCTTTTACTCTTACGTATCTTGAAGCATTAACATAAGATCCAGTTGTTTGTAAATAAACATCTGCTGTTCCTGCTCCTCTTACTACTTGTGTTTGATCACCAATTATTCTTGAAATATAATTTGATGATTTTGGATCTAATGATACATTATTAAAGCTTTCAAGTACTGATTTTGCTCTTGTATTATCATTACCTTGTCTAATCACTACACTAAATGTACCTGATGATGTATTTGGTGATGTAATTTCCCATCTTAAATTATCTGATGTTCCATTTGTTAAAGCACCTTGTGAATTTTCAGCTCCTGTGCTATTCATAATATCACCTTGACCAATTGATTCTAATATAAATGCATTTCCATCTACTATATCAGCATCTACTAATGTAATTGTACATGCTGATGAATTTGCACCCATAGCACCACCTGCAATTTCTAAAGCATCACCAACTTCATATCCTGTACCTTCTGTAGCAGCATTTAAAGTTGTTAGTGAGTAAAATAAATCTGCAGCAGTTAATACAATTGTTCCTGCACTAGATAATTCAACATTTGCAGAGGTTAATGTAATTGTTAAATCTCCTGCTGCTGCCGCGAATCCAGCTGTAATTAAATCTGCTTGTGAAATTGTTAATACATTACCTGTAACATATCCTGTTCCTAATCCATTTACTGTTAATACTGAAACATTTGTTCCATCTGATGTTATATCAACTGTTGCTCCTGTTCCTGTTTGTACAGCACCTCCAGTAACTGTTGTAATACCTACTGCAGTTGCGGGACCACCTGCTCCTATTGCTAAAGCAGCACCATTAGATATAGATAATATATCTTGAGCTGTTTTTAACTGACCATTTGATAAAGCACCTGCTGCTATTGTTAATGAATCTGTTGCTACATATCCTGAACCTGAAGTTGCTATTGGTGCTGTAATGCTTGTTATTGTATTTCCTGATACTACAACTGATGCTGTTAAATTTGTTCCTGTTCCACCACTTAAAACTGTAGTAGCATAAGTTCCATCTACAGCGTCTGTTGGGTTAACAGTTATTGATGTTAATAGAGCATCTGCTGCTGTTTTAATACCACCTTCTGTTGTTACTGCAGCATTAAGTGTTAATCCTGTTCCTGAACCTCCTGTAAAAGCAGGTGTTCCAGAGAATGGAGCATCTCCACCTCCACCTCCTACGGCAGATCCTAATAAATCAGATGTAGCTAAAATTTGTCCTGTTTCTTGGTCATTAGCAATTTTAGATGATGTTGCTGCTGTAAAAGAACCTGAAGCTACTCTAGTAACAATTAGAGAAGTTCCTCCATTTGAAAAATAGTTGTAAGCTGAGATTGAAGTTAAGTAAGTATATTCACTTTTTTGATTTGCTGAACCACTTTCGAAGGTAGTTCCAAAATTAGCTTGATACTCACTATATGTGGTAATAAGCTTTGGAATATTTACTTGACCTTTTACTGTTGGTCCTACTATTGCTGCACCGGCTTGTATTGGTTGAGAAGTAATCTGTGATTGATCATTTTCTCTTGCTAATACTCCTGGGGAAATTAATGTTTCTGCCATGTTATGTAATTGTTATATTTTGATAATAAATATATGGTTTTCTGTCAAAAGTCTATTTATCTGGAGAAAATTCGCCTGTTTCTAAAGAAATTGTTCCGTTACCATACTTCTTTTCTAATTCTCCAGCTAATTTTATTTCTTCCTCTTGAATTTTGACTACTTCCACTTTTAATTGTTCTTTTTTTAAATTAAGGTTTATAAGTTGAACTTCAATGCTGCCTAATGCCTGTAGAATTTCATTAAACTTATTTTTTAAATCACTAACCTCTTTGATTTCTTCGTTTGATAATTTTGTCATCTTTTATACGTATTAAAACTTGTTATTAAAATTTATTTTTTATGCAACAGTATTCGGGAAGAATGTTATTTCTGCGAATCCTGATATGTTCATATTTTTAGCTACACTACCATTAGCCTGGAATTGAAAGCTTGGCTTGGGTGATGATATTGGAACAATACTAATATTTACGTTAGCACTACCAACCTTTCCTTCTATATTGTCTGTAGTAGCAAGTGTTCCTGCAGTAAAAGCAGTTGGCATAGCCCCAAAACTAGCAACGTAATAAGTTGATGTCATTTCCGTCACAGATGCTACTGATATTGTAGAAATATTATCTGATTTACCTACCGTCAATCGAACCAAATAGGTACCTTCCTGGCTAGCACCTACTTCTCCTAAAGAAACAGCATTTGGAGAACCGGTTGTAAGTATTCCTTGAAGCATATAAGTTCTTCTATAAGGTTTTATACTACCTACAGGACCTACACCAAAATAATCTAAATCACCATCATCTATTGGGTTATTGTCTAACACTACTCTAATATGATTATTATCTGTAGGATAATCTAAAATTGGAGAAGCTACTGATTTACTAACTCTATATAATGATGTATTACCGTTTTGGAATGTTGATGGTATCTTAGTTTGTGTT